TCGCGCTATTTATGTATATGGCAACAACAAATTCAATGTTATTGATTTCTCCTCCTGGTTATGAACCAGTTGTGCAGGAGAAATTGACGAAGACCGATAAAGACGATATTAAGCGGATGGTGACGAAAGAATTAGATAGAACTCTTAAGTCTGAACTTAAAAAGATCCTCGAAGATGAGTTGGTTAAAACTTTGCGCTCGAAGGCCTCCAAAGAGGAAATCGGAGATATTACCAAGAAAGTGCTTAAGAAACTTTATCGTGATCTTTCGTTCCATCATCCATACGTCATCGACCGAATTAAAATATAATCTGCTGCGTCTAGTTAGTTAGTGTGTGCATGCAAGAGATATTGTATTTTGTCTTGGTGACATCTTATACGACGAGACGCTACAAGACGTTGGTGTGCTTGTCGAGTACTTCCCCAATGGGGATATGAACCAAGATGTGCCTGTTTGGCGTACTTATTGGATACATGCTGGTGAAGAGTACTATAGTGAATTTGGTCTGCAAAACTTGGTGCACTTAGATGTGTTTGTTCGCTTTGGCATTAACAAGTTGTGATGGTCGTGATATTATATAAAAAAATTTAGAAAAAAATTTGCGTTGATAAAATGATCGATATAGCATGGAAAGTCAAAAGGGGAGATTTAGTTAGAATATCGTCTTCTGACGGTCCATCGCTGTATTCATACGGCGTTGTTACTTCTCCGGCGCCTTATATCCAACAACAATCCTTGTTTCCCGTGGTAAAGGTCTTTTCATTTGCTGAGGGGTTCGAGCGCGCGTATTATCCATATAACTTAGAAATTGTGTCCCAAGGCTCATAGTTACTATGTGAGACCGTTTCTTGCTAGTTTAAATAGAATCTTTACCTCTCTTTGCTTTGTCGCCTTTTTTACAAACATCGGGTTATATGTTTTTGGCGCGCTGAACGATCTTTATGACTTGCAAATTTTGTCCTTAATGAATATGATTTTGCTGAGTTTTGTGTTGTTAAGGGATAGAAAACAATCTGGCTCATAATTAATAATATGGGGCTTATTTTAAAACTACTGCCATTTTTCCTTTTTTTGGGGATCGGCTGTGTATCCGATCAGAAACTTAACCCCATAGGAGAGACGAACGGTGCTGCGGCTGAACCTACCCCTGTAGATATGGTAATTCCTATTGAGATAGATGTAGATGAGCCCGACACGGCAGAACCGGAACCGGATCCCCCTCCGCCACCCCCACCACCGACGTATCCGGATATTCACGTTGTTCCTACCGTTATCGACTTTGGAAACTTAAATGCCGACGGAGAAATCGGGGCTGAAGTTGTCACTGTTAGTAATGTCGGTGATGCAACCCTAGATATTCAAGAGATTAAATACGACTTGGGTGGCGCCATATATACTTTAACCGGCATTGGAGACACAACCATTGAGCCGGGTGAAGAGAGTCAATTTGTAGCCACGTATGATCCCGCAACTTACGAAACAAACTTAGATGCTATCTTAATCAAGTCTAACGACCCTGATGAGGCTGTGGTAAGAATTCCTGTTTTAGGTAATGGCTCTGCGCCTGTTATTGACCTCTACCCAGACTACTATGATTTTGGTGTCACTTACATCGGCTGTGATGATTATGCCACAATTGCTATTTCCAATGTTGGAAATGTCGATTTGATCGTTAGCGATTTGGATTATTTTGTCTCATTCCCTACCGATCTTTTAATTGAAACCAATGAGGCGCTATATGGACCTCTTCCCTGGACAATCCCACCCGGGGAGGCACGAATCGTTGATGTAGGACATATTCCATTAGATGAAATCGATGACGAAGGATTTTTGCAAGTCGAATCAAATGACCCGGCCGATCCTATTGTCCTCGCAAATCAAGATGCTAACGGCGAATATTCTAGTCGTACGGAAGAAGTATTTGAGCAAGAAGAAATTTCTGCGGCCGACATTATATTCGTAGTGGATAACTCCGGCTCGATGAGCATCTGGCAAACGGCTTTGGCTGACAACTTCAATTCCTTTATAAGTGTATTCATTAGTTCAGGGGTGGATTACCAGATTGGGGTAATCACTACCGACGATGCTTCCTTTGTAGGGCCGGTGATCACGTCAGCAACACTTGATGTTGTTGGTGAATTCACATTGCAGGCACACGTGGGTACCTATGGATCCCCCCATGAACGAGGCTTAGAATATGCCAAGGAGTGTACATCACTAGGAGGAGATGCTGAATATGGCTCTTCCTTTACACGTTCAGATGCGAAGTTGATAATAATTTTCGTCTCGGATGAAGATGACCATTCAACAGGGATGCCCTCCGAATATGTGGCCCATTTTCAATCCCTGAAGACAAGTGATAGTTTAGTAACCGCACACTCGGTTGTCGGTGATTCGCCAATAGGGTGTACACGCACAGGAGGCAGTTCTTGGGAGCGTGCAGATGCAGCAGAACGCTATATTGAGGTAGCCGCAGATATGGGTGGTGAATTTATTTCTATTTGTTCTGAAGATTGGGGTATGGAGATGGAAACATTAGCCAGGGATTCGATTCTCCAGCGTTCATTTTCGTTATCCGATACCCCCTTTGAAGAAACAATTGAAGTAGAGGTTGATGGGGTCTCTGTTACAGATTGGACTTATAATGAAGAAGAGAATGCCGTGTATTTTGAAGAAGGCGCAATTCCAGGCGCCGGTACTGAAATTGGTATTGCATATGCAGTATTGGCAGAATGCCCATGATTGGAGGAAACAAAATGAATCAACTATGTTTATTGGTGATGTTCTTGTGTGGGTTTGTACCTCCCAAAGCAGATTATAAACCGACACCTCCGACAGAAACTGTCAGTACATCAATGTCATCGGTCGAAAAAAGGGTTCGCGATGCCGCTGTAAGGGTCTCAATACCTTTTAATGGTGGTCATGGGTCTGGCTCTTATATTATATATAAAGATGTACACTTGGTGTTGACGGCACAGCATGTGGCTAATGGTAGGCTAGGGACAAGTTATTTGGTCTCCCACAAAGATGAATCACACCTAGGAATATTAATATATTCTGATCCTGTAAGCGATATAGCCCTGTTATATATTGGAAATGAATTTAAACTTACGCAGCCAATGAGGTATAATCCTTTTGAAGACGTTGCAGGAGCCGGAGAAGAGATTGTCTATTCTGGATTTCCATCGCAGCATAAATTAATGTCTTTTACCGGCACTGTTGCTGGTCATGAAAATGCTCCTGGTCCTATTAGCGGCAAACACATCATATTATATACATATGGATGGTTTGGGTGCTCGGGTTCTGTCATTTATAACAAAAGAGGAAAAATAGTAGGTGTTCTGTATGGAGTGGATGTTGAATATTATCCGGAAATTCAAGTGCAAGAGAATATGATTTGGGTGGTCCCCATAAATAAACTAAAAATTGAGAAAGCGTTAAAAGCATTTTGTTTGGGGTATCAAGGCTCTACCTTAAAAGCATGTAAATGAATTATTCATGGAAAGGGTTTCTCACCGAAGATGAGTTAAAAACAGTTGGTATCGTCGTCTGTCTTAATGACCAGGAACAATTTTTGATTCTCCGGCGCTCTAGTATTGATAGACGAAAAGGATCCTGGACAATGCCCGGTGGTCATATTGACGAAGAAGACGCATCTGTTGAATCTGGTGCCGTGAGGGAACTTGAGGAAGAAGCCAATCTAATATGTGTGACTGCCGACTTAAGGTATTTGGGTGAACAAAAAATCAGAAAATACTACTTTTTGACTCAAAAGTGGCATGGCACCGTAAATATCAATCAACCTAACCCACATACGGGAGAAATTGAGCATGATGATTATAAATGGGTGACGATTGACGAGATAAAAGAGATAGAGAATACCGAAATTCCGATCTATTTATTGGAGAAAGCTCTTACCATGGCCAAAAATGCTAAATGATGAACAAATTCTCCTAAAAACCTCCAATTTACTCGAAAATTTCGATATTTCGGGTCAAAAAGCCCAAAAATTGCTTCGAGAAATCACAGAAGAGGAATTAGAGGTGCTGCAGGGGGTTTTAAAGGACTTAAAAGGCGAAAATCTTGCCTTTAATAACCTTTTTGACGGAAAAATGCGAAAAGTTATCGATTTTCCGACGATGGACACCCAATCTCAGCTTGGTCAGTTCGTTCAAGAACTTGAACAGCGTCTTGGAGTCACCGTTGACTGGGAAAAAGGGATTGTTTCGGGCGAAAAAGAGTGGAGAGAGCACTCACTAGAGAACGATGCTGCGCAGATCGACCATATTATGGGGCAAGGAGCGGGTGTAGAGAAGACGAAAAAGAAGTTTCAGATGAAAATTGGCAAATATTTCGCTAAATTAGACAATATTTTGAAACAATATAAAGAAAGCCAGATGAAAGTTGCTGATAGTGTGTATGGA